CCGCGCCGTTTGACACTAGGAAAGTATAGGAGACTGTCTGCGCATCCATGCCTGACCCGCCGACTGTTGGGTAAGAAGGCTTGATAGGGAATGAGAAGACTGCACCTGTAGCAGCTGTAAGGCTGATGGTGATATCTGTATCTGGTGCTGTGTCGCAGGCTGTCCAGAGCGCTTCGCATACTGAGTTTGCCTTGCCCCAGTCTGCGAGCATGTCGAGCTGGAATGTCGCTGTGACGTTAGTGGTTTTGTAAGCTTCGCCATCGAGTGTCTGATAGGTCTGACGATCTAGAACCTTTGTCAATACCGCGTTGGTTGCCTGTGCCTCGATATCTGTTCCACCTGTGAAAGATAGAGAAATATCGCGACCTGTGATTACTACAGTTGCCATATTATTTTCCTTTAGTTTGTTTGTGTATAGTAGGTAGAAACTCTGATATCAGCCACCAAAACATTGGAAGGGCCAACTTGAGTTACTGTTGGTTTTTCAACCGCTCCGACGATGTACCCAACTGGGATTACCTTCAGAACACTTATGACGAGCTGCTCGAGATTGTCGAGCGATGCAGGGTTGCTGTTATATGCAACTGCTACTGAGATGACAAGATTGACTTTGATGTGAAGCGTGGAGCCGTTAATTGTCTCCATTTCAAGATATGGCGAATCCGGGACTGTCACCACGAATGGCACCATAGGAGCCTCTGGGACGTAGGCATAGACGTTGCCCGCTACGCCTGCAAAGGCTGTGGCTAGTGGCTGACGAACTGTGTCAAGGATTGTCGATGCTGGCATTACTGCACCATTGAATCGGTATCGATGTAAGCCCCGAGAAGTCCTGACACTCGATTAAAGAGACTGCGACCTAAACGATATGGGCTGACTTGAGTAAAGTCCACGCCCTCAATCTGTCCACCTGGGGCGATGCGAGATTGGAATACTTCTACCGATACAGCTAAAACTGCTGACTCTACAGCGCTAACTCCGACATATGTTGAAGCGCCTGAAAGAGTTGCCAAGCCTGAAGGAATAACCTTGCGGTAATTAACATCGGCGTTAGTAATGGCTACTGTGAAATAGCCTGTGAATTCTGAATAAACTGCGTCCACGAAAATGCGAGAATCTGATCGTGAGATAAATCCTTCAGCATCGATGTTGCTAGATTCTAAAATTGTGAAGGTTCCGTTAAATGGGGAGCCGCATCCTGTAATGACTACGCTCTGACCCGCGGTGAAATTATTGTCACCTAGTACGCGATATGTCGCGATATTGCTTTCAAGCTCTACTGATGAAATCGGTGATGCGTACTTAACCAGCATAGGCAAGATTACTGCCTCAGCTGTATCGATAACATCTGTTAAATAAGCATCGTTATAAAGGGATGTAGAAACGCCAAGGATAGACCTTAGTTCCGCTACTGTGACGATTGAAGCCATTTCTACATCCTCTCTATTAAACGACTGGGGGAGCCACCGGGAGCAGCAGCTCCCCCATGATTAGTGTTTGGTTATGCAACCATGAATCGGTAAGAGCCTGCGCCAAGCTTTGTAGCAACTGCGCCGTAGCCGTAGTAACCGACCTGAACCTGACCTGTTGAGATAAGGTTTGTCTGAAGTGATAGACGTGGGCTTTCATACCATGTGTAAGCCTGTGGGTTGATTACGATCATGGTGTTGTCGCCAAGTCCTGAGCCGTCTGTCAAAGCACGAGAAACGCGAAGGTTAAGACCAAGGAGGTTTCCGCGAACTGCTGTTGCAGTAAGTGTTCCGCCTGCGTTCTGTGGGTTGATTGTTTGCTGGAAAATTGGACGATTTGAAGAATCTACCAAGCCCATCAAAGCGCCCCATTGTTCTGGAGAAACTACGATGTTTTCTGCAAAGCCAAGGGTTCCCTTGTAGATAGAAACTGCTGCATCTGATACGAAATCAGCTGCAAGTGCGCCTGTTGTAATTGCTGCGCGGTTTCCGCCGTCTGTTCCGCCGTTGATTAGCGCAGTTCCGACTGCTGTGTCTGTGGCCTTTGCGTAAGCAAACTCCATTTGACGTACGAGTTCAGCAAAGAATGCTGGTGAAGAGCGATCTAGAAGCTCGAGTGAGAATGTCTGCTGTCCAATAAACTTCTGGACGTTGACAGTTACAAACGCTGCGTTCTGGTCTGTCTCTGATGGTGTTCCGCCTTCAGATGCAACTGCAACTGTTGGAGCAACTGTGATCTTAGGGATTTCGAAAGTCATACCTGCATCTGGCAATGCGCCTGATGAGATTGAGTCGATGAATGGACGATCTGCGTTTGAGATGCCATTGATAACTTCTGTTAGTTGACGTGTTGGTACGAGACCAGCGTTGTCTGTGAGGTCTGCCGCTGCTGCGACATACATCTTTGATTGGTCGTTGCCAAGTGAGGCGCGGACTGAGTGCTCGAGATAAGAAGCCTTATCAACGATTGGATTACGAACTGTAGTTGAAATGTAAGGTGCTGTTGCAGCCTTAACTTCAACCTTTGCAGCCTCTACCGTTTCTGCGGCAGGAGCAACTTCTGGAACGGTAGTGTCTGACACTTGTTCTCCTTCATTGGTTGATTGTGTTTCTTCCTGAGTTGTCTCAGAAACTTCGTTTTCTACTGCCGCTACTTTCGCGACCTCAGCGCCTGGAATCGCGCCGTCTGTGACGAGGCTGACCTCGATTAAAGAGCTTGACTTGATAGCCATAACGCCATCTTCGTTATCCCACTCTGCAACATCAACACCAACGCTAAAATCTGAACGAAGCCCAGTAGCAGCTTCTTCTAGTGCGTCATTACCTGCTGTTGTCTTAGCAATCTTAAATTCTGCTGTGATGCCTTCTGCATCTGCCTCAAATGAAACCATCTTGCCCAATGGTCTTGTTACATCGTGCTGAAGAACTAGCTTGATGTTCTTAGCCATGGTGATTGAATCTTCCTTAAACATGGTGCGCCCGGCTGATGTGCTGCCTTCCGCGTTCCATGAAACAATGCGGCCTGCAATGATGCGAGATTCTGTATCCGCTGCCGTAATGGCATAAGGCATAGTTATCTTCATCGGGTCTCCTTATTATCGATTAGATCTTCTTCTTCACGAATCTGCTCGACGCTCATAGCGCCGATGCGATTGAGAATTTCATATACTTGAGCGCGCTGTAGCGCATCTGTGCGAAGGAATTCATCTAGTGAGAAACGAATTTCTCCAGTCGAAGGGCAAAAGTCCGGCATAGAAAGACGCTGTTCAATAGCAGCAAGAATTGGTTTCATCGAAAAATCGATAAGTGAGCGACGCTCTGAAACGCTGTTGCTATAAGTCATGCTTGATGCTTCAGCACTTACGAAGTAAGCAGGAAGGTTGCAGGCGCGAGCCAATTCCAACGCGACGTACTGACGAGCCTCGTTCAGCTGTAATTTGGCTGGATCGATGCCCAGCGCCTGCAATTCGACATCGGCGTTTAGGAACGCAGTTGACTTAGTAAGTCTTGCTGTACGCCATGATTCGAGAAGTTTAGAAATGCGTTCTGCTGGAAGGTTTGTTCCGTTTGACTTGAGAACCTGTAGCGGGACTGGCTCTTTGGCAAAAGTTTCTGCTGCTTGCTCTAATGCATGAGCTGCGCGAATTGTGCGACCTGCACGATTGAGTAATCCTTCATCAAGGCCATAAAAAACTACAAGTGAACCGACGCCTTGATTTGGAACTGCTGAACCATCAACCGAATAGCCAACGATTTCAGTATCGTTGTGATTTAACTTTACAGTTACACGATCTGGGGCAACGCGAGTCCATGCACGGACACGTCCGGTGTCTCCGTACTGCTCCATAACCTGTCCATAACCGACGCCGTGGAATAGTAAATCTTCTGCAAGCCATGCATAGATTGCTGAACCAGGAACGCGTGGGTCTGGCTGATTAATAACTCCTGGAGTTCCCATGTGTGATCCATCGAGCTTTGAATATTGCTCGAGTGGCAATGAAGCAAGGGTTGAGCAAATGATATTTCTAGCACGCGCAATAGTTGGAACGGCCATTGCTTGCTGACGGCTTGCAACTGATTGAGTAAATACGAAAGGATTGAAAGAAGCTGTGTTATTAAAAGGCGCTGGCGCTGAAGCCGCGTCGACTGTAAGTTCGACTACTGGCTTAGAAGATGTGAAGATGTCCCGGATTCCCATTGGACATATTATACGCTATTGCCTAGACATTACCCTATCTGAATGTCAACCTCTGACTCAGCGCGTGTCGCAAAGTGAGTGACCATTGCGGAAGCTACTGCACCGCAGACAATTCCAGAGGCTTTGCGCCCCATAACCCAACCGCCATCACCTCGAGTTAATTTAACGGCGCTGAGAACTTGCTTTGTTAATTCCTCTTGATCCGAATGTGCAAGGCGAAGGCTAGAAACGGCTGATACGAATTCATCGCAACTCTGTTGATATTCCTGACCTGTAATCTCATGGATAGGGATTCCGGCAGGTGCTAGACGCGCTGCAACTGCTGAGGCTGTGGACTTTGAGTAAGCGACGGCATTAACCGGGAACTTGCGAACCCAGTAAGCAATATCGTTAGCCATCTCTTTATCATCGAGGTTGACTGGGTTAAACCAAGTATGAAGAAGGCTGACCATGAACCTATCTTTATCAATCCGCTGGCCTGCGACGAGCGACCCATGTTTTCTGTCCGGGCTTAAATCAATGGCCATCCAAGTATCGACTTCTACATCGAGTTGAGGCAGGTCATCGACCTTGCATTTTTTCCATTCGGCTTCTGAGATAACTGGGTTAATCATCGAAACGAACTGGCAAAGGATTTCTGTCCTAAAGATATCTTCACGATCCGAAAGGCTGTCTTTGATATTGTCTTCATGGACTGTGTGACCAAGGCTTGGGTTACTTTGGTACCAAGCTTCTTTGTCGGTTATCTCCGCCCCTGGCTCGGCGCTCCATTCGAACCAGCCAATAGAATCCTCTGCGCCTTCACTAGCTGCAAGGCCGCGCTCTCTAAACTTGTGCAGTAGAACCGAGTTGGCGTGGCCTGCGTTGGAATAGACATAGGCCTGCGGGTTGGGATTACTCATCTGGGTAAATCGCATCGATGACCAAACGTCTTCTGTATCAAATTCTCGTAATTCGTCAATATGGATTACATCCGGCGCTGCAATACCTCGAGCAGCTGAGTTACCGGCTCTGATTAGGTATCGAGCCTTATTCTTAAACCGAATTTCCTGTGATCCTTTAGATTCGTACTTCTTAGCAAAGTTATCTAGCAGTACTTGGGAGTTCTCGATAATCTCGGAGACCTTAAAGAAGATTTCTGATGAGGTAGTTAACTTATGAGCTGTGGCCAGGTGCATTTTCTCGCCCAGCACATAGATTCCGAAAAGGATTCGTAGCGCCATAAATGTACTTTTGCCCTGCTGTCTCGGAAGCATAATCCCTATTAGCGGATGTAGCCACCTGCCATCTGGCTTGTATCGAAGGCAGTCTCGAGCCAACTGTTCCTGCCAAGGCAAGAGCGGAAAGCCGATATCGATGCAGAACTGAACCATCTCATCGCCTCGAGTAGGTAAATCGCTAGGCTTGGAGCGAATTCTAGGCGTTTGTGATCCATAACGTACTTCTGTTACCCCTACCTCAGCCGTTTGCAGCCCATCTGAGACGTTTTCAGCCGTCATGACTGGTTCTCATCCGATTCAAGCCGATAATGACTTGTTGAGGCGTTTTTGGGGTAAAAAGAAACAG